AGCTATTTCATCGGCATTACTACCTGATGATTTGACTTCAAGTTTTGAACTCGGCGAACTTGTACCAATTCCAACATTACCTGATGAGTCTATTCTTGCTTTTTCTCCTCCATCTACCTCAAAAATAATATTGCTTCCTGAGTCTGCATTGTTTTCATCAGAACGAATTAATAAACCATTAGAGCCTTCGTTGTAAATGATTTCACCATAAGAAGTACCATCGCTATCTTCTAAACGTATACCTGCAACAGCATCTTTAATGTGCAAAGTTCTTGCTGGACTATCAGTTCCAATTCCAACATTTTGACTGCTATCAATAGTTATAGCTTCGCTACCATTTGTCCAAAATGACATATCATTTACATTATGGTCATATCTTATTCTTCCAGCATCATTATCTGTGCTTCTACCAAAAAGAACTGCTCCAGTAGAAGTTGTGCCTGAAGCAATACTTAACTTTGTGTTACTTGAACCATCAACTAGAAGAATTGTCCCTGCTTTTGATGTAATACCTGAAGAACCCTCTTGAACGTGTAAAGGCTCTGCTGGACTAGTCGTTCCAATACCCAGTCTTTCTTCACTAGCATCCCAGAATAAAGCTGCGGATGAGCCTGTGTCGTCATAGAAAGAGATGTCTCCTGTATTTTTTATCTGCATCGCTTTAGTTAAAGAAGTAGGCGAACCAGTAAAGAACTCAAGTCTTGCAACACCGCTATTAAAATCAGAAACAGACTGTATCTTTGCTGCTACACCAGCGTCACTACTGTCACTATGTTCAAAATTAATAACACCAAAAACTTGGTCTGTAACAAGGGTTGTATCAGAGCAATCTAATGTTAATGTGGCAGGTGCAGAGCTAGAATTTTTAGTAATTGTAATATTATCGCTACTGTTTAAACCATCAGCAGTTACTGTTCCTGTTATGTCAATTCCGCTTGAGGTTGTGGCTAGTTTTGTATCACCTGCATATCGCAAATCAACACTACCACCTGCATTTGCTCTTATCATTACTGTAGCATCGTCATTGCTTCTAAAGTCAATCTTTGCACTAGCTAGTATTCTTAAATCACCAGTCCCAACATCTTTTATAAAACTATTAGAACCATCATGGTAAATCTGCAAGTCTGAACCTGCACCAAAAATAGCTTTGTCGTTATCAGCAAACAATATGTCATTTCCATTAGAAGCTAAATCACCACCAAGCTGTGGAGTTGTATCTTCAACAACTTCATTAGTTGCAGCAACTGTAGTATCTACATAGGCTTTGATGGATTCTGAAGATGCTAAAGTACTTGCTGTAGCTGTAGCAAAAGTATCATCGTCAAGGAATGCTGTACCGGATACACCTGTATTGATTACAGGGCTTGTAAGGGTTTTATTTGTTAAAGTCTGTGTGCCTGTAAGAGTTGTTACAGTACTGTCAATTGCTAAAGTAACTGCGTTACCTGTTGCAGAACTATCAAGACCTGTACCGCCTGATACAGTTAAATTTTCACTGTCTAAATCAATTGCAATAGTTCCGCTATCTGTTATAATATCTAAGTCTTGTGCAGTAACTTGAGCATCTACATAAGCTTTAATAGATTGCTGAGAAGCTATACCTGTAGCACTATTAGATGCCATGTTATCTTCGTCAAAAAAAGCTTTACCATCTAAAATATTTAACTCTGCTGCAGTAGATGTTACACCGTCAAGTATATTTAACTCTGCTGTAGTTGACGTAACTCCATCTAGTATGTTTAGTTCTGCTGCATTTGCTGTGACACCGTCAAGAATATTAAGTTCTGCAGTTGTGCTTGTAACACCATCAAGGATATTTATTTCTGTTGAAGTAGCTGTAACTCCATCTAAAATATTTAATTCTGCAACTGTTGAAGTAATACCGTCAAGAGTATTTATTTCAGCAGTAGTAGCTGTTACGCCATCTAAAATGTTTAACTCGGCTGCTGTGGATGTTACTCCATCTAATATGTTTAGTTCAGCAGCAGTTGAGGTAATTGCTGTACCGTCAAAGTTAATCGCATCTGTATGTAATGTTCCAGCACTAAATATGTTTCTCCATTGTTTTGAAGATGTTCCTAAGTCGTATGTATTACTTGTATTAGGAACTATATGAGAATCAATTTCAGCAGCTAAATTAATGCTATCTGTATCTGCATCACCAAAAGTAAGATTACCGGATATAGTTGCATTACCAGTTACTGTAAGGTTACCACCAACAGACAAATCATTAGTTGTTGTAACATTACCTGTAAGTGTTGATGTTCCTGTAACTGCAAGTGTACTTGAAAGTGTTGTAGCACCTGTTACTCCTAAAGTAGTTCCAATAGTAGCAGCCTCATCAACAGTTAATATATCAATAGTTGCTGTGCCATTAATGTAAAGGTCTTTAAACTGTAAAGAACTTGTACCTAGGTCTATATCATTATCTGTAACAGGTACTATAGCTCCATCTGCTATGTATAACTGTTGTACAGAAGAACTTGATACGTCTACCCAAAATTCTATGTGGTCATTTGTACTATCTATTAAAACTTTGTTAAGTGGTGTAGTAACACCTGCATCACCAATTAATCCTATAACCGGACCTTCTGCAGCAGTACCGTCATGTTTATGACCTCCTGTATTACTAAAAGCGTTTAAAAGTTGGTTGTACTCGTTATTAAATAACGCAGCAGTGATAGTATCTCCGTCTGCGAATGTACTCTGTCTTGTATAACCTGCCATTGTGTTTATCTCCTACCTGATGGAATGTAATCTATGTATAGTCCGTTTATTGTATATGGTGCGTTTGTATCGTTTGTTAAGATTCTAAAGCTATTAGAATAACCACTACCTTGAAGTGCTAACCTAACTAAAGGTTGTTCAGATGCTCCGAACTTTGCAGTGCCAAATAAAGAACTACCAAAGATAGAGGGAGCCGGTACAGAATCTAATAAGTAATCTTCTGGTTGCGGTGTTTCGTTACTGTCGTAATCAAACCTAACCCTGAGTGAAGGCTGTACTTCATTTTCAGGACCTATTGAAAGTTTAACATAGTGTAAAGTTTTTAAAGTTCCAAAATCACCATAGTCGTAATCTGGTGTCTGGTATCTTGCATCTACTGCAGAACCATCAAAGTTATCACCTGAGTCGTGTACATGAACATAACCATCGGTATCACCATGATAGTATTTTTCAATACCGTTAGTATCAAAACCAGAACCTATAGCTGTTACTTCTATTCCTAGAGTTTCAGACCATTCAAAACCATTCGGTCTTAGTGTACCTATTATACCTCTTTGTGAAGCATTTGTCAAGTCTGTATCAGTATAAAATAATCTATATTGTGATTTTTCTCTAAGTACAACACTATTTATTATATATTCATTAATGTTTTGTGCTAGTTCTGTTATAATAGGCTGTATAGATTTACTAACAGTTCCTAACTCAACGTCACCAATTCTTGCTGTACCAGCTACTGTTCTTAAACCATCTGGTGCTAAAAATATTAAGTCACCACCAATCTCTTGAATACTATAGCCGCTTAAACAACCTACGTTTTCTGCAACTGGTACAACTGCTGTATTCTGACTATCGTTTATATTTATAAGTTTATGAATACTATTTTCACAGAATATAAATAAGTCTTGACGGAATCCTCTAACTCCTACTATTTTATCTGATATAGTTACTGAACCTGCTCCAGTTCCATTAAAGTCTGAAGGGTCGTTATATATACTATAAAAAACTGTATTCTCGTTATCTTCTACACCAGCAGCTATTAAATGATGGTCATGTGAAGTTATAAAAGTAGCGTGTTTAGTTCCTGTTACTGTTATTTCAGCAGTGTTATATGTTCTACCACTTAAAGCTCCGTTACCTTCCATTCTAAAACTAAATGGTTTATTAGCTCCGTCAGCTATAACAACAGTACCATAATCTTGTCCAGCACCTTCAAACATTGCAAACTGACATTGTCCTTGTCCAGTTCTTGTAGTAGCTGTACGTCCTGTAAAAGTTGTATAATCATCTCCACTACTGTGTGATAATTTATTTATTTGTAAATACGTAATACCGTCTTGTGTAAAATAAATATCAGTACCTGCACAAACTATAACACCATCTGCATAAGGCATAGTACCTAATATATTAGTTATACCACCTGTAGGTTGAACAGCACTTCCTGCACCAAATTTACTAAAACCGTTAATACGCCTATATCCACCTTCGATAGATACTTCAAAGTTTTGTAAAGTTGTAGCAACTCCGGGTGTACGTAACAAGTCTATAGAGTTAGATGATGTTACTAAGCCACCTGCACATGCTACGGTAA